AATCTTTGGCCCATTAAGCGGTGAAGAATTATGGAGGTTAGTTATGGATGAAGATGCTTTTTGGAATTATTATGAACAAGGATTAGTAGGAGGATAATATGGCAGTTGGAGATTACACACAGCAGGTTATATCATTTGCATATATACAAGGTAGATGGTATTCTTTTCCTAGTCCATTCGCTGCTAAAATTGCTGTTCAAAGATATAATGGAAATATGGAAAGTGTTAGGACTGAACGACCTACTGGAGTTAACATAGATACATCTCTTGGATTTGATTTAGAGAATGGAGTTCTTCCTGATACTATAGCTCCCGCTCCCGGTGTAACTGGTGATGCCTTATGGAACCCGCCTATCAATCCTATTAATAGAGCTACTACTTATGATCCCGTTGTTGATCCCGTTGCTGATCCCGTTGTTAATCCCGTTGTTAATCCTGCTGAAAAAATTGAAAGTAGGACAATATACGACTTTGATAATTCGTGGGATAAGTTAGATCAAGATTTACTAAACCTTGCAAAAAGATATGCAGATGCAGGAATGATGGGTAGGTCTAAAGCAGCTTTTGAACAAGCGGGTGGCACTTGGGATAAGGATACTAGTTTTCGTATGACAACATCTCGTGACCAAGAAGGTCCAAACTATGGTGGTGAGTTTGAATTTGACTGGGCTAAGAGAGGGGTTACTGATAAAGACGCTCTAGCTCAAATTAAGAAATGGGCGGCTGGAAATAAGTATGGAAAAATAAAGGATTTCATGGAGAAAAATAAAGCTGGCTCTTACGATAAGGATTTTCGTACCAGACTAGCCGCATCTAATCAGACAAGAGGAGAAGATCGTAACTGGGTAGCTCCTTCAAAAATAAATGAGAATACTCCCGGCGCATACTTTGATGATAGAACTGGTAAGTGGAGAATGAAAGCACCTGATGGAACAACTCCGGGTGCAAAGAATGTCTACGATCCAGCCAGTATGAAAGGAACTAGAGAAGAGATAGGTGGCAAGTTTAAAACCGGACAAGCCAGACAAGATGCTAAGACATGGCGAAGTCAGCACATGTCAGCCGCTGAGAAAAAACATGGAGTTAAAAGAGATGATGCAGGAAAGGTTATCAAACCTAAAAGTGATGCAGCTTGGGACGCATATCTAAAACAAAGAAATAAAATTGCTGGTAGACATAGAGGTATGGTAGGCGCTGGTAAGAAAACAACCAAGGAAGGCAAGGTTATAGGATGGTAGGCTGAATGCCTAGTAAAACAAAAAAACAAGCCAAGTTTATGGCTATGTGCGCCACTCCTAAAGGAAGAGCAAAGGCAAAGGGGAAATGTCCACCAAAAAAGGTAGCAAAAGAATATGCAAAGCATGATCGCGGAAAGCGTTCTAGTAGATAATGTCAGCGCTAAAGCCGCAATTAAACTTGCAGAACATCTTCATACAGTTACATATGAAGAAGCGATTGAGGCTTATGCTCAATGCCATCGTGATCCTAATATTGATGATTCTTTTATTAGGACTCTCGCTCAGTCTGATCGTTACTACCTTGGTGTGTTTATCTGCAATCGTCACGACATGTTACATCCGTGGATATATGAAAGATGCAGAGAGGTTGAAGGAGGAAAAGACAATCACTTAGACCTTTGGGCTAGGTTCCATTATAAGTCATCAATAATTACATTTTTAGGATGTGTACAGGAAGTTCTGTGTGATCCTGATATAACGATAGGAATCCTTTCTTATTCAGCCCGTCAAGCCAAACCCTTCCTGCGTCAGATCATGCAGGAGTTTGAAGGCAACGAGAAGTTACAGAAATTATTTCCAGATATACTTTACGAGAAGCCTAAACAGCAAGCGCCTAAGTGGGCTGAGAATGAAGGTATATGTGTAAAGCGTCAGTCTAATCCTAAAGAGCAAACAATTGAGGCTCATGGACTTGTAGACGGACAGCCTACTGGAAGACATTTTTCTCTTATAGTTTATGACGATGTTGTAGTTCAGGAATCTGTTTCAACTCCAGAACAAATTAAGAAGACTACAACCCAGTGGGAGTTGTCTCTTAACTTGGGGTCAACACATGATCCTCGTTACCAATATGCAGGTACACGCTACTCTTATGGTGACACGTATGGTACAATACTTCAAAGGGCTGCGGTAAAGCCTAGAGTACATCCTGCAACCTATAATGGTCAAATGGATGGTGAGCCAGTATTTCTTCAACAAAAACGATGGGAAGAAATAAAAAAGACTACCTCTACTTTTACGGTAGCTTGCCAACAGTTATTAAATCCAATAGCTGGAAGTGATGTTTCATTTAAGGATGAATGGTGGACTGAGTGGGAAGTAAGGCCATATACCTTGAATGTTTATATCATGGTTGATCCAGCGCATTCTAAGAAGAAAGAATCTAATAGAACAGCAATGGCTGTTGTTGGTGTTGATGCAAACTACAATAAGTATTTACTAGATGGTTGCTGTCATAGGATGTCTCTTTCTGAGAAATCGACTTATCTTAAAAGATTAAGAACAAAGTGGAAGAGAGCGCCCGGCATAAGAGAAGTAAAGGTAGGATACGAAAGATACGGCGCTCAAAGTGATATAGAACATTTTAAAACTATGATGTCTCTAGATGGAAGCAACTTTCCAGTTTATGAATTAAATTGGGTTGGCGGTGGTGGGGCGCAATCTAAAAAAGATAGGTTACAAAGATTAGAGCCTGACTTTAAGGATGGTTCATTCTTTTTCCCATACCCTACTGATGAGAAATATTTAACTTCTAATCAATTAGATTTTAAAGATAGGAGCCAAGCATTCCTTATCTCTAAAAAAATAATATGTATAGATGAAAATAGAAAAACATATGATCTTTCAAAGTGGGTAAAGGATAATGAATATAGTTTATTCCCGACAATTCATCCTGACTTTCTAGATGCATTATCGAGAATATATGATATGGACCCTATACCTCCACGATTAAGAAGAAGTAGATCATTAGAACCTGAGACAGAGGCAGTCTATTAATGGCTAGACGAATACGCAGAATAGGAAGAAGAGATTATCCTGCTAGGAGAGTTGCCTATAGAATGATTGATGGTCGAAAGTTCTATGAACCTCAACCAAGGAAATTTCCTTATGGGGTTCTACCTTATGTACAACCAACATACTGGACTTCAGGATACTGTGTAGATGATTAAATATATTATTGCAGCGTTTATTCTTTCTACTACATCGGTAGGTGCTACAGAAAGACCAGAGGATATGGTGGATCAACAAGTCCCCATCCTGCTCCATTGTTTCCCAAGTTTTGCTAGGGTAGTAGAACTACTGGGCCGGGACTATCAGGAAGCCCCCGTAATGCTCTCGCACATGAGTGATACCACGACGATGGTGTGGTTTACTAACAAGGATAGGTCAACCTCTACACTGGTTGTCACCAAATCCTATAAAGATTCTGAGTCTAGTTGTATAATGTGGAACGGGACGAGCGAACCGGGCCTCTCATTTAGTTTAAATCCTGAACCAAACTTTCCTAAGCCACCACCTGCTGTTGGATGGAATGAAGCCTAGTGGAAGCGCCATTGCTATTCGATATGATGTTTGGTTGTATGGTACTACTGGGTGGATTCATCTTGCGTAGGATATTCTCATTGACTGACCGGCTTGCAGCAGAGGACAGAAAGTTGCACGGACGAATAACTGTTGTTCAGACAGAGTACGTTAGCAAGAAAGACTTTGACACAGCGGTGGATAGAATCATAGATTGTATTAATCGACTTGAGTCCAAGATAAAGTGATGGACAGCAAGTTTATAATTACATTGTCGATAAGTCTTATCATCCAAGCGGCTGGCATCGTGTGGTGGGCATCATCCCTACAAGGAGAGGTTAGGCACAACGACTTCCAAATTCAGATAATGGGTAGAGATGTGGACGAGGCTATAAGTTTTGTCAAACTGTGGCCCGCCGGTAAGTGGGGAAGTGGCAGTTTGCCATCAGATGTAAAGCAAGACTTAAAGATTGAACGACTTGAGATGCAAGTTAGCAAACTGACAGATAAGGTTTATAATGGAAACGGGACTTAATGAACACAGAGATCATCCATCACTTTGTTTGCACGACTTGTAA